ATCAAGATGGTGTTATTCGTATTCCCCTTAAATCTGAATCACCATCTACTTATTAAGGAGATAAAAAAATATGGCGAACGTAATACCTTTTAGTTTTAGAAGTGAGCTTCTATCTGGAACGCATAATTTTGCGTCAGGTGGTAATACTTTTAAATTAGCATTGTATACAGCAAACCCATACACGACTGCGAGCACAGCTTATTCTTCAGGATCAGCTAATCAAGTAAGTGCTTCTGGAACAAACTATTCCACAGGGGGCAATACTTTAACAAGTCAATCAGTAACTATATCATCTGCAACAAGTTATGTAGATTTTGCTGATTCGACATGGTCGTCTGCAACTTTTACAGCTGCATTCGGAGTAATTTACAATAACTCAGCGTCGGATAAATTAGTTGTCGTTTTAGATTTTGGCGGAAGTAAAACTTGTACTAATGGTACATTTAAAGTTACTATGCCAGATCCATCAACACCAACTGATGCTATCATAAGTATGAGTTAATAGGAGAGTTTAAAAATGGCTTTAGTATTAAATGACAGAGTAAAAGAAACTAGTACAACAACAGGAACAGGCACTTTAAATTTAGATGGTGCTTCAACTGGATTTGTAACTTTTGTTGCAGGAATTGCTACTGGTAATACAACTTATTATACTATTCATAATCAAGGAACGGCAGAATGGGAAGTTGGTATTGGCACAGTAACTGATGCAACACCTGATACTCTTTCAAGAGATACAGTTTTAACTAATTCTTCAGGTAATACTTCGAAGATAAGCTTTAGTGCAGGCACTAAAGATGTTTTTTGTACAATGCCTGCAAGTAAATCGGTTTACTTAGATTCGTCTGGTAATCCAGTAGGAGCGGCAGGACAAGGTTTTGCAATTGCAATGGCGGTCGCATTATAGGAAATAAATATGGCACAAGATTTTAGAAACAGTCTAGTAAGAACAATTGGAACAGGTGATACTACTATCCATACAGGCGGAAATTATGACGCCGTTATAGGTATTAGATGCTGTAATATTTTAACTTCAACAATTAGCATTGATGTTAAAATTGCAAAAGGAGGAGCAGACTACTTTTTAGCTAAAGGAGTCGTGATTCCACCTAACTCAGCTGTTGAATTGATTCAAGGTGGAGCTAAGATTGTTATGGCTAGTGGTGATGTATTAGAAGCAGTCAGTGATACGGCAAGTTCACTTGATGTTGTTTGTTCATACATCGATACTATTAGTTCGTAGGAGGAATTATGACGGCAACAATAAATGGAATCCAATATATTGGAGGGCAGTATAGCCCTAACGATTTTATACCTAATCAAGCAGCAACAATTGAAGGAACTCAAACTGTTGTAAATGCAGTTTTAGCAGGTCCTATTACGTTGCCAGGTACAATAACAGTTACAGGAACGGTGGTAATAGTTTAATGAGTAAATTAGAAGTAAATACAGTAGCCCCACAATGCGGAACAACTTTAACTCTTGGTGAATCAGGAGATACAGTAACTTTAGGAACAGGAGCTAGTCAATCTGGCTTTGGTCGTACTGGTACAGTAGATTGGGTAACAACAGTCCAAACTGGTACTATTACAGTAGCCGATGGAAAAGGTTATTTTGTTAATACTACTTCAGGAGCAATTACTGCAAACTTACCTGCAGGTTCTGCAGGAAGTATTTGTGCGTTTAAAGATTATGCAGGAACTTTTGATGATAACAAACTAACTATATCACCTAATGGAAGTGATAAAATTAATGGTGTGGCAGCTGATTATGAAGCAACGACAGAGTCATTATCTATAACTTTAGTTTATATAGATAGTACTAAAGGTTGGATGGATGTTCATGATTCTACTGAAGCAGCAACAGGGGGTGAATATATTGCAGCAACAGGTGGTACTATTTCAACTGTTTGTACAAATTATAAAGTTCACATATTTACAGGACCAGGTACTTTTTGTGTTTCAGCAGGAGGTGGCCCTTTAGGAAAAGCAGATTATTTAGTTTTGGCCGGAGGTGGTTCTGGCGGATATAAATATCACAGCGGAGGTGGTGGAGCTGGTGGTTATAGAGAATCAAAATGTTCAACTGTTTCAGGATGTTGGACAGCAAGTCCTTTAGCTTCTTCTACTTCTTTAAATATAAGTCCAGGACCTTATTCAATTGTAGTAGGCGCTGGAGGAGCAAATGCGACCTGTGGAAGTCCTGGTAAAAATCCTGGTAATAATTCAAGTTTTTCAAGTATAACTTCTGCTGGTGGTGGCGGCGGTGGAACTCAAGCTGGGTCTCCAGCAGTTGCGGATGATGGAGGATCAGGCGGCGGAGGTGGTAGTACACCAGTTGGTACTACTTTTGGAGATGGAAACGTTCCTCCCGTTAGCCCAGCTCAAGGAACTAATGGTGGTCAATATATTAATAGTGGAAACTATGGTGGAGGTGGCGGTGGTGGCGCTGGAGCTGGTGGAGCACCTGCTCCTTCAAGTGCTGGCGGTGCTGGTGGACCAGGAGCAACTTCAAGTATTACAGGATCCCCTGTTGCAAGAGGCGGCGGTGGTGGCGGTGCTAGTTATAATAGTGGATCGGGTGGAGCTGGTGGACCAGGTGGTGGTGGTAATGGAACACCAGGAGGAAGTTCCAATGGAACTCCTGGAACAGTTAATACTGGTGGTGGCGGCGGTGGAGGTGAAAGAAATGCACCTGCTGATACTGGATGGGGCGGTGGCTCTGGCACAGTAATAATAAGGTATAGATATCAATAAGGAGTATGATAATATAGAATTATGGCATCAACAATAAAAGTAGACAATATACAAAATCAACCAGGAAATAATTTAATCAATAGATGTAGTGCAACTACAACTATTGGATCTGGAGCCGGTAATACAATTAATGTAGATGGTGCAACAATTACAATTGGAAGATGTGGTGGAACTGTATCTCTTGCATCAGGTGCAACACAATCAGGATTTGGTGCTTCGTATTCTGCAGTAGTTTGGGATACTTCAAGTATTAAAACAGCTACATTTACAGCGGCAGCTGGAAGTGGATATTTTTGTAATACGTCCGGCGGAGCTTTTACAGTTAATTTACCAGCAGGAACAGCAGGTAATGTAATTGCTATTTCTGATTATTCTCACAATTTTAATAATAACAATATTACTGTTACTCCTAATGGTTCAGAAAAAATTGGAGGAACTGCAGGAAATGCTACTTTAAGTACTCAAGGTCAATCAGTGACTTTTGTTTATGTAGATAGCACTCAAGGATGGTTAAACATTCAAGATTCAACTTCAGATGTTCAATCTCCCGCTTATATGACAGTTGCCTATACAGGGGCTGCAGCGTGTGGAACTGATGGAGATTATAAATATGCAATTTTTACAGGTTCAGGATCTATTAATGTAACTGCTGTAGGAAATGCATCTGGTAGTGATAGAATTGATTATTTAGTAGTCGGTGGTGGCGGCGGAGGTGGTGGTTACAACAACTGGGAAACTAGTGGTGGTGGAGCTGGTGGATATAGAGAAACTCAACCATCTTGTACGCCCGCAGTTTGGGCATCGAATCCTCTAATGAATACAGGTAATGGAGTTCCGGTAACTTCTACAGGTCCTATAACTATTACTATAGGAGCAGGTGGAACAGGTTCGGGAACATCTGCACCTGGCGCAGCTAGTGTATTTGGTCCTATTAGTTCAGCTGGAGGTGGAGCGGATAGTGCAAATGGCGGTTCTGGTGGAGGCGGCTGTGGAAGTGGTAATACTCCTCCGGTAGCACCCCCACAAGGAAGTGATGGAGGCCCCGGCGGCTCATCTGGAGGTGGTGGCGCAGGCGCAGTAGGTACTATTAAGGGTCCTAGCAGTCCTCCTTATCAGGCAGGCGATGGCGGAGATGGAATGTATAGTTACATTCTTTCAGGAACCCCTCATGCAAGTACTTATGGCCAAACTAATCCTACGGCTCCTACTAGTAGATATTATGCTGGTGGCGGCGGCGGTGGATGGGGTACACAGGGTACTGGTGGTAAAGGTGGTGGAGGATGTGGTGGTACAACAGGTGTTAATGGTCAAGCTAACATGGGTGGTGGCGGTGGAGGTCATGGTAATGCCAGTCCCCCAAGAAATGGTGGAAGTGGAGGAAGTGGAATTGTTATAATAAAATATAAATTTCAAAATTAATTATGAGTGAAGTAAAAGTAAATAAAATTAGTCCACGAACAAATTGTGGTACAACTACATTAGGAGATAGTGGAGATACTTTCAATATTCCTTGTGGTTCAAAAATTAATGTAGCTTCTGGAGGAAATATTACAGTTGCTTCAGGTGGAACAATAACAAACAATGGAACACAGACAGGATTCGGTTCTACTTATTCGTCAGTAGATTTTGAGACAACTAAAAAAACAGGAACTTTTACTGCGGTTGCAGGAAAAGGATATTTTTGTGATACAACAGGTGGTTCTTTTACTTGTAATTTACCTTCAAGTCCATCTGCTGGTGATTGTGTGGCATTAAAAGATTATGCAAAAACTTTTGGTACTAATGCTCTTACTATTGGAAGAGGTGGTTCTGATATAGATGGAGGAGCTTTTGATTCTATACTGGAAACTGATTATGAATCAGTTATGTTTATATATGTAGATGCTACTCAAGGATGGAAATCAATTATTTCAAACAATGGTTTTTATGGAGCTGCTTATGTAGTTGCTTCAGGGGGTACAGTATCAACTTCTGGAGATTACAAAATTCATACTTTTACAGGTCCAGGAACTTTTACAGTTACTGGTGGATCAGGTCCGCTAGGATTTGTAGAATATATAGTAGTAGGAGGAGGTGGTGGAGGTTCTAATCATGCTCCTTTAACAGGCGGAGGCGGAGCAGGAGGATTTAGATTTGCTTCCCCTTCTTTAGCGCCTTTAACTTACCCTGCTAAACCTTTAGCTGCACCAGCTGGATTAACAGTTACTACAAGTCCAGGTACTTATCCAGTTACTGTAGGGGCAGGAGGATCAAATTCTTCAATAGGAGCATCTTCAACTTTTGGACCTCTAACAGCAGCTGGTGGAGGAATTAATAATGCAACTCCAGCCTGTCACGATGGCGGATCAGGAGCAGGTCAAGGATCTGGAGGAACTTTAGGATCAGGAAATACTCCCCCAGTAAGTCCACCTCAAGGAAATAATGGCGGTACGACTTATGATGATGGAGGTTCTAATAAAAATGGTGGTGGTGGAGGTGGTGCAATAACTGCCGGTATAAATAACTCACCTTCCCCAACTGTGGGTGGTACTGGTGCTGGTGTACCTAACGCTTTTGGAACTTCTGGTCAAAACTGTGGTTCTACTTATTATTTTGCTGGTGGTGGTGGAGGAGGAGGCGAATGTATGCCAGGCGTTCCACCTGGAGGTCTAGGTGGAGGAGGAAATGGTGGTAGAAGACCAGGAACTCCAGCAGCAATTGCAGGAACTGCTAATACTGGCGGTGGCGGAGGTGGAAGAGCAGAAACTCAACCAGGTCCGACTCCAACCGGAGCAGCTGGAGGTTCAGGAATTGTAATAATTCGATATAAATATCAATAATATTTATGTATTGTTTAAAAATTAATTTTACGATATAAGGAGAAATATATGGCACACTTTGCAAAAATAGGAATGAATGGAAAAGTTATTCAAGTATTAACTCTTGATAATAAAGATATGGAAGATCATGAAGGAAAAGCAGTAGAAGGAATTGGTCAACAATATTTAGAGAGACACAATAACTGGCCTGCACAAATGTGGATTCAAACTTCATATAACACATCACGTAACCAACATTCATCAGGTGACAATTCAAAAGCACTTAGAGGAAACTATGCTGGTATAGGTTATGAATGGGATGAAGATAATAATATCTTTTGGCCTAGAAAACCTTATGCATCTTGGGTTAAAAATACAACAACTGCTAGTTGGGAATCTCCAGTTGGAGCTGAGCCCGCATTAACAGCAGAACAAGATTCACAAAACGATGCTAGGACTCATAAATGGTATTATGTTTGGAATGAATCAGGCCAATCTTGGGACTTGACAAACGGATTAGCATAAATTACAACGGTATGTGGTATGCAAAAGAAAGTATTATCTGAAATAGCATTATATTATGGTGATGTCGCAATGCCTAAAGGCTTTGAGATTGATCGTAAGAAACTGCAATCTGACATTTTAAAATCTAATATGTTTAGTAAAGAATTATCCTATTCTCGGGCATGGGATATGCTTAATACATATATGAGAGAACACGTACAGCTCGAGTACCGTATATCTTTAATTAATAAAACAACATGGGGAAATATTTATAAACCTAAAGAAATATCTATTCCTTTACTTAATATAAATCCTGTTGATTTAAGAAATTCTCCAGATTTTACGTTATTATATGGTGTAACTGTTAAAAACTGTAGTGTTCGAATACATTATGATTCAAATAGAAGAGCGGGAAGATCGTGGGATATACCATTAGAAAATAATCAATTTATTATGTTTCCATCAACTTGTATGTATTACTTAACTAATGATCAAAAAGATAGTTTAAATTTTGTACAAACCACCACTTATGATTATGTTTAAGACTTATGACTTTTATAGAAGAATATAAAATAAAACCTTCTTTATGTGATGAAATAATAAATTATCATAAAAAAAATACAGAATACAAAGTTGTTGGAACAATTGATCAGGGAAGAATAGATCCCAAAGTAAAGGATTCTATGGATGTTATTTTTTATAATGATTCTAGCCATCCTACTATTTTAGCTTTTTTTGCAGCTTTAAAAACTTGTCTTCTACAGTACGTTAATAAATATTTTATTGGCTCTAATCATAAAATTCACACTAGTAGTGGAAACCTTATTCAATATTATAAAAAAGGAGGAGGTTATAGTAAGTTGCACTATGAACGGTCTAATTTACTTACAAGTAAAAGACAATTAGTCTATATGTTATATTGTAATACTCTTAAAAATGGAGGCACTTATTTTCCATTTCAAAAGAAAACTCTTAAAGCTCAAAAAGGAAAACTAGTTATATGGCCCAGTGATTTTACTCATCCACATCAAGGGGTTATATCTCATACACAAGAAAAATATATTGCAACCGGATGGTTTGAAATTACATGAACTTAAATCATTATTATTGGTATTTTAAATCTGCGTTAACTCCTAGGTTTTGTGATGAACTTATTCACTATGGATTAGCCCATAAAGAAGAAATGGCTATTACGGGAAATTTTGGAACAAAAAGAGATTTTGGTAAAAAACCTTTAAATGAAGAAGAAGTATTTGATTTAAAAAGAAAAAGAAATTCTGATGTTGTATGGTTAAATGATACTTGGATATACAAAGAATTACATCCTTATGTTCACCAAGCAAATAGACAAGCTGGTTGGAATTTTGAATGGGAGAGATCAGAAGCGTGTCAATTTACCAAATATAAATTACAACAATATTATGATTGGCATTGTGATGGTTGGGATAAACCTTACGATAAACCCAATACACCAGAGCATGGTAAAATTAGAAAACTATCTATGACTTGTCAGTTAACAGATGGTTCAGAATATGAAGGTGGAGAATTAGAATTTGATTTTAGAAACTATGAACCACATATGAGAGATGAATCAAAGCACAAAGTACAATGTAAAGAGATATTACCTAAAGGATCTATTATTGTATTTCCTTCATTTGTATGGCATAGAGTTAAACCCGTAACGAAAGGAACAAGGTATAGTCTAGTTGCATGGCATCTAGGTAAACCATTTAAATAATATGTATATAAATAATTATTTTTGGACTCCAGTATGGAGTGAAGATAAACCAGAGTTTATAAACTCTTTAAATAAAGCTTCAAATAAATATATTCAAGAGGCACGAAAAAGAGATAAAAAAATTATAAAAGCGAACGGAGATTTTGGAACAAGTCATCATTCGACACCATTAACATCAGATAATGATTTTAAAGATTTTAGAGATTATATAGGTCAAAAGTCTTGGGAATTTTTAGACCTTATGGGTTATGATATGACATTATATCAAACGATGTTTAGTGAATTATGGGTTCAAGAATTTTCTAAAAAAGGGGGAGGACATCATTCCGCACATATACATTGGAATCAACATGTATCGGGATTTTATTTTTTAAAATGTAGTGATAAAACTTCTTATCCAATATTTCATGACCCTAAGACAGGAGCAAGATGTACTAAATTAAAAATGAAAGAAAACATGCAACACGGTATTGTAGCAGGTAGTGAACTTATACATTTTAAACCTAAAGTTGGAACTTTAATTCTATTTCCAGGATACCTAGAACATGAATTTTCTGTAGACTTTGGTAAAGAACCCTTTAGATTTATTCATTGGAACATACAAGCTATACCAAAAGAAATGGCAAAACGTGGTTAAAGAAATTAATAATATAATAAGTAAAAAAAATATTAATATGTTATTGACAGCAATTGATGCACAAAAATTTCCTTTTTATTTAGCTAAAGGAAAAAATAAAAATGAACATCCGCAGGTGCCTTTTTTATATCATCAAATTTTAAAAAGACCGGAAGATAAAATTTCTACAGACCTTGTATGGAATACTCCTTATGCTCAACTTTTTTTATCTATATTTCAAGACTTTTGTAAAAAAGTAAAAATAAAAAAGACTCAACTATATAGAGCTTGTTTAAATTTAACTTTTGCTGTGGAAACAAAACAATGTAAACCTCATAGAGATCATGAGTATCCTTATAGACAAGTAATTATATATTTAAATAATGCTGATCCCGAAGCTAAAACAATTATTTTAAATAAAAATAATAAAATAACTAATCAAATTAGCCCTAAAAAAAACAAAGGAGTTATGTTCGATTCTTCATTCCATTACCATATTTTTCCTAAGTTTGGATATAGAATAGTTTTAATATATACTTTTAAATAAATGAGCTTTAAAAAAAATAAATACGTAATTTTAAAAAAAGTTATTTCTCCAGATTTGGCTGCTTTTGTGGCAAATTATTTGCTTATGAAAAAGCAAGTTTTTGACACTTGTGTAAAAGAGAAATATCTTTCTCCTTACGAAACAATACTAGGCCATTATGAACAGCCAAATGAGCAAATCCCAAACACTTATTGTCATTATGCAGATATAGCTATGGAAACTTTAATGCTGAAACTTCAACCTATTATGGAAAAAAGTACTAATCTCAAGTTATATCCAGCTTATACCTATGCAAGAATTTATAAAAAAGGTGATGAACTTAAAAGACATAAAGACAGATTTAGTTGTGAGATATCCACTACTATAAATCTAGGCGGCGATGATTGGCCTATATATTTAGAACCTGATCCTACAAAAGGCGGCGACAAACCAGGTGTTGGATACGTATCAGAAAATACTAAAGGAATTAAAGTAGATTTAAAACCAGGAGATATGCTGGTTTATCGAGGAATTGAATTAGAACATTGGAGAGAAAAATTTAAAGGTAAAGAATGCGTACAAGCTTTTCTACATTATAACAATCGTAAGACCCCTGGAGCGAAGAAGAATATGTTTGACAAACGCCCACATTTAGGTCTTCCTTCTTGGTTTAAACGATGATATAATTCTTTGATGGAGGCACGGCACCACCACATACCCCGTGTCTCCTTCTAAGGATTAT